CATGGACTTGATCAAAGAAAAAGTCACGATGCAAACTAAGTACATCAACAACATCAAACAAGATAAGCAAAATCAAATTGACGTTTACAATGAAAACATCAACTCAGAACTTGAAAACGTAAATACTTATACCAAAAACGCTGCTGCACTGGCATTAAAAATTAGCAATCTTGAAGATTCTGTTGCAGACAAGGAATCTAACTCAAAGATGATGACAAAGTATAGCGGTCTAAAAGACACTCTAAACAAAACGTCATTGAAAGTTGATAAGGATATAAAATTTTATACAGAAAACAATGACTGCCCCACATGTAGGCAGACATTGACAGATTCGTTTAAGTCTAATATGATAGAAGAGCGCAAAGTAAAGCTTACGCAAGTCCTTGACGGAATGAAGACTCTATCTGTAAAGAGTGATGAAGTTAATGCAAGACATGAAGAAATCATTCAAATACTGAAAGATGTTGCAGCAAAAGAAAAGGCATTGAATGTGATTCAAAGTCAAATCATTGCTAGTCAAAGATACATTGAAAATATAAGAAAAGAAATTGTAAACCTATCCGCAGAGACTGGTAACATTGAAGTCGAACAATCTAAGTTGACTGCATTAGAAAAGTCTCATCGGGATCATGAAAATGTTATTCGTGATCTGACAGAGAAGCGTTCCTATTTTGATGTTGCTGCTACTCTACTGAAAGACACTGGCATCAAGACTAAGATTATTAGGCAGTACATTCCAGTCATCAATAAGCTAGTCAACAAGTATCTTGCGACAATGGACTTTTTCGTGAACTTTAATCTGGATGAGTCGTTCAAAGAAACTATCAAGTCGCGTCACCGTGATGAATTTTCTTATGCATCATTCTCTGAAGGCGAAAAGCAACGAATCGACATGGCACTTATGCTTACATGGCGCGCAGTTGCAAAGATGAAGAACTCAGCGAACACAAACATTCTGATTCTGGATGAGGTGTTTGACTCTTCGCTAGATACTAATGGTACAGAAGACTTGATGAAAATCTTAGGTATGTTGGACGATACTAACTTGTTCGTGATATCACACAAAGGTGACATCTTGCAAGACAAGTTTAGGAATGTGATTAAGTTTGAGAAGGTGAATAATTTTTCAAGGATGATAAAATGATTGATATTAATGAAGTAGGATTAAAGCTAGTCGAGGAATCTAGCGGCATATTGACACAGACATGTGGCGATTTTGATTTTCAGGATCCAATGGTAGATCCTAAAGAACTTGCACAGAAGTTGCATTTTCATATGATTCGTAACGATGGACTTGGCATTTCTGCTTGTCAGATCGGTATACCACTAAGGGCATTCGCTATGCGTATTGAACAAGATACTCCTTTTGTGTTGTTCAATCCTAGGATCGTAAACGTATCTGAAAAAGAAATTCCCATGAAAGAAGGCTGCTTAAGCTTTCCTCTTTTGTTTTTGAATGTGAGGCGCCCAGACGCAGTTAGACTTAGATACCAGACAGAGACTGGTGAAACTGTCACCAATCAATTCATTGGCATGACAGCACGGATTGCGTTGCATGAAATGGATCACATGAACGGTGTAGTATTCACCTCTAGAGCTTCGCAGTATGAGACTCAAAGAGCGTTGCGTAAGCGTATGATTCTAAAAAGAAAAGTTAAGTGATCATATGATCAAAGAAAAATACCTCGGTGCATACATGAAGACTGCAAAAATATTTGCGGGATTAAGTAGTGCGCGGCGTAAACATGTTGGAGCTATCATCGTCAAAGATGATAGGATTATTTCCATTGGATACAATGGCATGCCGTCTGGTTGGGACAACAATTGCGAAGATGAAATTCGTTACCCTGATGCAGAAGGCGTTGCATTAAAAACTAAGCCAGAAGTTCTTCATGCCGAATCGAATGCAATCGCTAAGTTAGCCAAGTCTACCGAAAGTGGTGATGGCGCATCTATGTTTATCACTTGCAGTCCATGCATAGAATGTGCTAAAATGATCTACCAGGTAGGCATCAAAGAAATCTTCTATGGAGAAGACTATAAGAGTGATGCTGGCTTAGCTTTCCTAAATAAATGTGGAATTAAACTAATGAAATTAGACGATAATGATCTTATGTCTAAAATTAGTATATCTGAAAAGTTGTCGAAAATGTCTAACACTTGAATGAAAAGGTAATATGAATGTCTAATAATGTAACAGAAACAACACAATACGAAAGTTGCATTGGAGAAAAAGTTGAGTTGCCTAAACCAACTTCTCTATTCGAATTCATGGAATTGGATGAAGAAGAAAAGATTCATCTAGAACAAGACACGGATAAAGAATGGAAGAAGCATTGGGTAGGCATGCCCGAATATTCGCAAGATGATAATCCTCCATACAAAAAACTTATTGTAAGCTTTAGAACGAAAGAAGATTATGAAGAATTCTCTAAGTTAATCGACCAAGCCCTTAGCGAAAAAACTAAGAGTATTTGGCATCCAAAACTAGACAGAGATGCTAATGCACTTCGACGTTGGATTCAGGACGAATCGTGATGAACCCTAACCATCCAGTATACATTATATCGAAGGGTCGCGCAGACTCTATGTTTACTTCTCGTTCACTTGCGAGAATGAGAGTTCCTCATTATATTGCAATTGAACCTCAAGATAAAGAACCGTATGAAAAGGCGCTTGATACTTTTGGTATTAGAGACTATGTGACGTTGCTTGTCGCACCATTCAGCAATCATGGTGACGGTCCAGGACGCGCTAGAAATTGGTGCTGGGATCATGCCATCACAATCGGCGCTGCAAAGCATTGGGTGCTTGATGACAATATTAATGATTTCTATCGGCTTCATCATAACCAAAGAATTCGTGTAGAATCTGGTGCTATCTTTAAAGCAGCAGAAGACTTTGTTGATCGATATGAGAATGTTCCCATCTCAGGCTTTCAATATAGATTCTTTATTGCACCCAACTCAAAGTATCCTGCGTACTCAAAGAACACTCGAATTTATTCTTGCTTACTAATTGACAATAACTGTAAGCACCGTTGGCGTGGTCGATACAATGAAGACACTGATATCTGCCTGCGAGTACTTAAAGATGGTGATTGCACAATTCAATTTAATGCATTCTTGCAGGGTAAAGCCGCAACACAGACTGTTAAAGGTGGTAATACAGAGGAATTCTACCACAAAGAAGGTACGCAAGATAAGACACAATGGCGAGACGGTACATTGAATCCTGAAGGCACAATTAAAAAGTCTCAGATGCTTGTCGATTTACATCCTGATGTATCTAAGATAGTATGGAGATATGGCAGATGGCATCATTATGTTGATTATAGTCCATTCAAAAAGAATGCTTTGAGATATAAGCCTGGAATCGTGATTGACTCTAAGCCGAATAACTATGGTATGAAGCTGACTACAAACTTTACAGGATAATAATTATGAATACTATGCTAGTATACTTAGGATGTATTTTCTATACAGTATACATATATACTATATTGTTTACGCCCAGCTGTATTTTGGAACTAATTTCAGCTAAAGTACTAGCATTTCCTATGGACAATCGCCTATCCAGAAGGTTTTTTAAGCTGGATTGACGAAAATCGTTGCTTTTTTGCAACAAATCCTAAAAAAGGTGTTGACGACACTGGCAAACCTGCTATTATAGAGTCTTAGTGATTGAGATTTAAGGAGAAAGCATGTCCTACGTCGAACACCCCGAAGCTTACGAGCGCGCCACGGTGCGCAACATCGTCAACAACGCCCGCAAGACGTTCTACCGTACGGTGCCCGATGCGAGCCTGATCGAGGAGTACCTGTACGCCCAGCCTGAGCGCAACCAGTTTGCGCAAAGCCTTCGTGCCTCTCTGAACAGCTATGGCAAGCTGACGGAAAAGCAGTGTCAAGCCGTCCGTAACTCTATGGAGCGTGATGCCACCCGTAAGGCTGAGTGGAAAGCCAAGGCTGCTGCTGCGGCTGCGAGCCAAAAGTTCGTTGGCGAAGTCGGCAAGAAGCTGACGCTGACGATCACCGTCAAGAAGGAAATCACCGTTGAGCGTCCTCGCTTCCACTACTACGATAGCGGCATGGCTTGTCTCCGGATCTGTCAGGACGAGCAAGGTAACGTTATCGTTTTCTCTGGTAGTGCTGCCTTTCCGCGGGAAGGCGAGACTGCTACCATCACCGCTACGGTGAAGTCTCACCGCGTTTACAATCGTGACGGTGTGGAAACGCCTCAAACGACAATTATCCGTCCCAAAGTTGTTGTTTAAAAACAACACCGCTGGTTGCTTTTGGCCAGCGGCTGATGTATAATGGACGCATAACTTGAAAGACGACACCAAAATGCTTAATACGAATATCGCCCGCTCCAATCTGGCTAAGTTGCTAGCCACGGAGAACCTCACCGTGTCTTATAAGAAGGTTGAAACGGCATCGTTTAACCTGGCTACCCGGGAGCTTATTCTTCCCATTTGGAATGACGTTACTCCTGAGCTTTATGACCTGCTAGTTGGTCACGAGGTCGGTCACGCCCTGGACACTCCTAAGAAGTACATGGAAGATGCCACTAAGGGTGGACGTAATTTTGCGAACTTCCTCAACGTGGTTGAGGATGCACGTATTGAACGGAATATTAAGAACCGGTACCCTGGTCTGCGCAAGCCCATGGCTATCGGTTATCGTCAACTGGTTGATCGTGACTTTTTTGGAATCAAGGACAAGAACGTTTCCTCAATGTTGTTGATCGACCGTATCAACCTGTACTTTAAGGTTGGTGCATTTTCTGGTGCCACTTTTTCGGATGTCGAACAGCCCTTCATCAAGGAGATTGAGGACGCAATCTCCTATGAGCAGGTCGAGGATATCGCAACTCGCCTGTATGCGTACTGCAAGGAAGAATTGAAAGAAAAAGAACAGCAGGCTCAGGAACGCCATGCTATGAAGCAGGAATCTGGCGACGATTCTGAGGATAATTTCAGTTCCGATGAGGATATGGATCAGGACGATGATCAAGAGCCGTCTTCTGTAGAGAATCTGGATCCCGAGGACTTTGATGACGGTGATCAAGACTCGACCGAGGAAGATTCGGAAGAATCCACTGGATCGAAAATGGGCAATGAGGACTCTGCCGTTGGGGACTATGAAGGTGAGGTTAAGTCCTTGACTTCCGAAGCCCTTGAAAAGAATCTGAAGGATCTTACAGAAACCAAATCCATTCAAGTTGGTCAGGCACCTGCGGCTGGAGATTTTGATCTGGAAGAAATTATCATTCCGTTCAAGAATCTTTCTTTCTTTGAGGCTGACTTCTACACCTCAGAATGGTTCATGCCTAAGATGTTGTCGGAATTCGAAAACAAAAACAAGAATGCGATTTCGTACCTTGTCAAGGAGTTCGAACTGAAAAAGAAGGCTGCGGAATTGCGGCGCGTCACTGTAGCAGACTCTGGTACACTGAACACCAACATGCTGCACTCTTACAAATTCAATGACGATATCTTTCGTAAGATTGGTTCTATTGCTGCTGGTAAGAATCACGGCATTGTTCTCTTCGTTGACTGGTCTGGTTCTATGCAGGACAACATTCAAGGCACCATTGAACAGTTGCTTACGTTGACTACCTTCTGCCGCAAAGTTAATATTGCGTTCGATGTGTATGCATTCACTACCAACTTTGTGAAGTCTTCTTTTTCGCAACGGGTGAAGACTGGCGGTCAGAAAGACACTCTAGAGCTTTCTCCTTTCGGGCTGATGAACATTCTTTCTAGCAATATGAAAAACCAAACTTACAAAAAGTTTGCTAATGACTTGCTAAGTTTTGCGTTTTTTCAGACTAATTATTACATGGAAGATGGGCGCCGAATTCTGGGTCGTGACTATATTTCAGAAACCCACGCGCTTGGTGGTACTCCTTTGAATGCTACTATCATGGTTGCAAGTGAAGTTGTTAACGCCTTTCGTGCTAAGAATAAGTGTGAAATTGTGAACGTGGTTTTCTTGACCGACGGCGAAGATAATGATAGCGCATACACCTGTGGTGATCGGAGCCGTGCTTATGGTTATGCTGAAAATAAAATCAGGATCACTTCTTCCAATAATCAGATCGTAAGCTTTATTGAAGATAAGGCTACTCGGAAAACGTATCGTGTCGGTAGTCTGGGCATCACTCCTACTCTGCTTACTATCTTGAAGGATAGGACACAATGCAATTTGATTGGGTTTTACATTGTAACTAAAAGGAGCAATAGTTTTAATCCCGCGGCACTCCGACTTGGTGTGAGTCTTGCAAACTGCACTGGTGCATATGCTGCCTTTTGTAAGGACAAGTTTTTTAGTGTGGCTAATTATGGATATGATGAATACTTCCTGATTCCTGGCGGAAATGACTTGTCGACCGAAGATGATTCTTTGGAAGATATTGTCGGCAAGCAGTCTACGACGGCTCGGAAACTCAAGGGTGCCTTTATCCAAATGAACAAGGGTCGCCTGCTGAATCGGGTTTTGCTGTCAAAAGTGATCAAAAAGCTGGCATGAGTGTTGCAAAAAGACAACAGTTTGAAAAATAGCTGTTGACTTTATGCAAAACCTGATATATAATGAATTTTAATTGATTGATTGATGAGGTTTATATGATTTCTCTCCAAGAAAAAATTGCTTTTATCACCGAAGCTTCGAAGCGGTACGGCGCTACCGTTACCCGCCAGCAACTGCGGGACATGATGGCTGAAGGTGTCATCAAGCGCCAGATTTGGTTTGAGTGCACCAAGTATCGGTGCGGCCGTGCTGAGTACGCACTGCCCTTTGAGGAATTCTCTCTCACCCCTCCTTCTGGTGTTGTTTCCAGCAAGCCTATCGAAACGGTAGAGAATGTGTTGCCGATGGCCAAAAAGACGGAAGTGTCAGCAGTGACGGATGCAATCAAACCCCAAGCACGTATTTCTTCCGTTAAGCGGATGCAAGAAGGCGCCATCATTCCTAAGGTGAATGCTCTGTACGTGCCCTTCGGCTTTTTCGATAACATGAAACGGATCGTGGCCTCGCGCCGCTTTTATCCGGTGTTCGTTTCTGGCTTGTCTGGTAACGGCAAGACTTTCATGGTAGAACAAGCCTGTGCGCAACTTCAGGTGGAATGCCTGCGTGTCAACATCTCTCCCGAAACGGATGAGGATGACCTGATCGGTGGCTTCCGTCTTATCGATGGTGAGACCAAGTGGTTTGATGGTCCTGTGGTGCAGGCTATGAAGTCTGGTGCCGTTCTGATTCTGGACGAAATTGACCGTGGCTCTAATAAGCTCATGTGTCTGCAAGGTGTTCTGGAAGGCAAAGGCCTCTTCGTCAAGAAGACTGGTGAATTCGTGGAGCCCGTGACTGGCTTTAACGTTATCGCTACGGCTAATACCAAGGGCAAGGGCGACGATAGCGGTCGATACATGGCAGCTACGATTCTGGACGATGCGTTCCTAGAGCGTTTTCCTATCACCGTTGAGCAGGAATATCCTGACGTTAAGGTAGAGACTCGCATTCTTACCAAGCTGTTCACCAGTCTTGGTATCAAAGACAAGACTTTTGCCGAGAATCTTGTCAAGTGGGCTGATATCATCCGTAAGACTTTTGCAGAAGGTGCTATTGATGAATTGATCTCCACTCGCCGCTTGTCTCACATTGCGGAAGCATACACCATCTTCAACGATAAGATGGAAGCAATCCGCTACTGCATCAACCGATTCGATGCCGAGACCAAGACTTCATTCATGGATCTGTACACCAAGCTTGATCCTGAAGCTAGCGTTGCGGCACCAGTGAAGCCCGACGAAACTGATAATGAAATTCCTTTTTAATTGAATTAATTATCTCTGAGGACCGCTTGTATGCGGTCCTTTTTGCATATATAATAGTGTATAGTATTTCTTAACATATGGAGAAACAATGGAAATTGAACTGAATCTTGAACAACTTAGAGGCAAGAAAATCTTTTTGGCAACACCCATGTACGGTGGACAATGCCATGGATCTTATACTAAATCCATCGCAGACTTGATGGTGATCTGCACCCAACATGGAATTCAACTCAAGCTGTTTTACCTGTTTAATGAGTCGCTGATTACTCGCGCACGAAACTATCTTGCCGACGAATTTTTGCGAAGTGATTTTGATCATTTGGTTTTTGTTGATAGCGATATTCAATTTGAACCGTATGATATTCTTGTCATGCATCATTACGCAATTAATAATCCTGAAATGGGTGTTGTCTGTGGTCCGTATCCAAAGAAAGCAATTTCTTGGGAGAAGATCAAGATGGCAGTCGATAAAGGATATGCCGATCGTGATCCACAAGTCCTAGAAGACTTTGTTGGTGACTTTGTATTCAATGCAATTGATGGCATTGAAAAATTCAGCGTAGAAGAACCCGTGCAAGTAAAAGAAGGCGGCACTGGATTCATGCTTATCAAGCGTGAAGTATTCACAAACTTTGACGCAATGTGGCCTGAACGTTCGTATAAGCCAGATCATGCACGTACTGTTAACTTTGATGGCAGTCGTGAAATCATGGCATACTTTGATTGTGTCATTGATCCAGAATCTAAGCGGTACTTGTCTGAAGACTATATGTTCTGCCAGTATGCTAGAAAGTCTGGCTCACAAGTATGGATGCTACCGTGGCTCAAACTGAAGCATGCAGGCACATTTATCTTTGGCGGCTCACTTGCAGCTATGGCAGCAATCGGCGCATCAGCAACGGCAGATAGTCGCTCACCAAAACGCTAATCAATATGCCACCAGATTATAAATTTGGTGAAGATGTGATCCTTCAAGAACTGAAGGATTACATCAATTCTACCTACAATCAACACTACTCAAAAACCAAATTCCAAGCCGCAGAGTTTATCATCGACTCTGGACACGGAGAAGGTTTTACGCTAGGCAATATTGTGAAGTACACGCAGAGGTATGGCAAAAAGAATGGCAAGAATAAAGCCGACTTGCTAAAAATTCTCCACTACGCTATAATGGCTATGCATGTACACAAAACAAATGAAGAAGGAAAACAATGAAACTTAGTGAAGCTACCGTAACCGTTCTAAAGAACTTTTCGTCAATCAATACAGGACTTGTATTCAAGCAAGGTAATGTATTGCGCACTATGTCTAAACAGCAAAACGTTTTGGCTAAGGCGACTATCTCAGAAAACTTTGATCAAGACTTTACTATCTATGACTTGAATCGATTCCTGTCTTTGATCAGTACTCTTGGCTCTCCTGAACTAGTGTTCAAAGAAGGTGAAAAGAATATCAAGATTGTATCTGGCAAGTCTAAGACTACTTATGGTATCTCTGACGAATCTATGGTCGTTGCACCTCCAGTTAAAGATATCAAGATCGATAATGCAGAAGTGAATTTCACTTTGACTAAGGATGATCTTGCGCAAGTATTGAAGCTTGCTGGCGTGTTGGGTCTTCCTAATATTGCAGTGCGCGGTGATCGGAGCAAAATCAGCCTTGTTGCATTGAATGTAAAGGACGATAACTCGGATGTGTTCTCTGTTGAAGTTGGCACTACTACAGCAGAATTTCAGATGTTGTTTGTGACTGAAAACTTCAAGATGATTCCTGGCGACTATAAGGTTGCAATCTCTTCGAAGGGTATTTCATACTTCAAGCACAACACTGAACCATTTGAGTATTGGCTAGCACTTGAGCCTAGCTCCAACTACATGGAGTAATGTAAATGGAGAAACTGCTGATTAAAATTCCAGTCTCTCTTGGAGAGCTTGTCGATAAGATTACTATTCTTAGGATCAAAAAAAGCTGCATGACAGATCCTGAAAAGATTGCCAACGTATCGAACGAATATGATATGCTTGTCGCTATTCCAGAATATCTAGCAGTCAAGGATATGATTGCAGATAAGATGCAGGAACTTCTGAGGGTAAATCAACGCCTTTGGTGGTATGAGGAAGACATTCGTGAATTCAACAAGAGAGAAGACCAAAATGTGGCAGAAACTCTGAGTGTTGCGAAAGGTATTCACATCGCAAACGATAAGCGAAGTCAAATCAAAAAAGAAATCAATATTATGTGTAACTCCGAACTGATTGAGGAAAAATCTTATGAGTAATGTTATTGTCCCATCTTCGCCTGAAGATCGCAAGAAAATCAAGGATGCATTGATCGAAATTTCTGCATCACTAACTCGCATGGAAGCGGAACGTGATCTGATCAAGGACATCCTTGTTAATGTCGAAGATGAGCTTGAGTTGCCTAAAAAGTACACTCGCAAGCTTGCACGAATCTACCACAAGCAAAACTATGCCGAGATTCGTCAAGAGCAAGATGATGTAGAGACTCTATATGAAACGGTAACTGGTCCAGTAGTCTAACATCGTGTTTGCTTTAGAACGTCACCTATGCTACAATGTGTAGGTGACGTTACATTATTATTATGAGGTATATTGATGATTGATCATTTTCTCTGGTGTGAAATTTATCGCCCTAAGACTGTAGAAGAGACTATTCTTCCTGCTGATCTTAAAACTACATTCGCAAAATTCGTGTCGAATGGAGATATTCCTAATCTGATTCTGACTGGCGGTGCTGGCGTTGGTAAGACTACTATCGCTAAGGCAATGCTTGAAGAACTCGGATGTTCTTATATCGTTATCAACGGATCGATGAATGGCAACATCGATACCTTGCGGAATGAAATTAAAAATTTCGCATCTACTATGTCGTTTAAAGGTGGTCGTAAATATGTTATCTTGGATGAGGCAGACTATCTCAACCCTACTAGCACACAGCCTGCTTTGCGCAACTTCATGGAAGAGTTTTCTGCTAATTGCGGTTTTATCCTTACTTGCAACTTTCTCAATCGTATCATTCAGCCTCTACACTCCAGATGCTCTGTTATTCAATTCAAGATAAGCAACACAGATAAGCCAAAGCTTGCTGCACAATTCTTTAGGCGTGTTGGTGGCATTCTGCAAAAAGAAGGCATTGAATTTGAGCCGCCTGTTGTTGCAGAAGTAATCAAGAAACACTTTCCTGATTGGCGCAGAACGTTGAATGAACTTCAACGCTACTCTAGCACAGGTAAGATCGACACTGGCATTTTGTCTAATGTCATTGAAGTATCTATCAAGAACCTTCTTGATACACTTCGATCAAAAGACTTCTCTACAATGCGCAAGTGGGTTAATGAAAACAGTGACAACGACTCGTCGGTGATCTTTCGTAATCTGTTTGATAACATCCTAGAGTATGTTGAGCCTGCATCCGTGCCTGTGTTCATTATGCTTCTGTCTGAGTATCAATACAAAGCTGCATTCGTTGCTAATCCTGAAATCAATATGGCAGCATTCTTGACTGAGGTCATGGCATCTTGTGATATCAAATGACACAAGTAAAAGAAGTTAAAAAGCAAAGCATAGTCTTAGATGGTGTTGAGTATGATCCATTCTCGCTCCTTAAGATTGTTTCGCACACTAAAAAAGATCCATTCAAAGACTTGGAGAATCCAGAACTTCTAGATAGATACTACAAAGAGAAGTGTGCATGGATCATTAACACCGGACTATCTCTGTCTGCCGATTCAATTTTTGCTGCAAATGAAATGAACAGAAGCTCCCATCTAGACGGAAGACTTCAATTCACATATTTACTAAATAGTCTTAGACCTAGGAACAGGTACGAGAAATGGTTGAAAAATCGTGTGTCACAGGAAGTCAAAGATGTTTCGGAATATTATGGTTACAACATTACCAAAGCCAAAGAAGCACTTAAGATTCTCTCTGATGATGATTTAAAAATCATTCATTCTAAATTAGAAAAAGGTGGATAGAACACCGGGGAGAGAATATGGATATCGAAAGATTATTGGAGATTACATTAGCAGAAAAAGATGATTTCCTAAAGGTAAGAGAAACACTTACTAGAATTGGAGTAGCTTCGAGAAAAGAAAACAAATTGTTTCAATCGTGCCACATTCTTCATAAACGTGGTAAATATTATATTGTGCATTTTAAAGAACTGTTCTCCTTGGACGGTAAAGACACAGATTTTGATGAAGACGATTTAGGTAGACGAAACACTATTGCAAATCTATTAGCAGAATGGGGATTGATTAAGATTGTTAATCCTGAAAAATCTAAAGATCCTATCGCTCCGTTGTCTCACATTAAAGTAATTTCGTATTCAGAAAGAAGCAAGTGGGAGCTTATCACTAAATATAGTATAGGCAACAGCACTAGAAGGATAAACTAAAATGGAAGAACTAATTCAATCACTCAAAGTAAATTTGGCATCACACTTTGCATTTTATCTAAAGACTCATTACTATCATTGGAATATCACTGGTTCAGATTTTTTTGAATACCACACAATGCTAGAAGCCATCTATTTAGAAGTTTATGGTGTAGTAGATCAAATTGCAGAAGAAATTCGCGCACTAGATGCATATGCTCCTGGAGGATTTACTAGATATACTCAATTATCTTTGATTAAAGATGACGAAACAGTTCCTCCAGCTATGGTTATGATAAATAATTTGCTTGCTGATATTTCTATGATGCAGAGTAGCATCAAAACTGTTTATGACTTAGCAGAACAAAACGGAATGCACAATCTGTCCAATCTTATGGCAGACCGTCAAGATGCTTTTAATAAACATGCGTGGTTTTTAAAGGCAACGTTAAAGTGACTTGACAATCTTTTAAAATTATGAGATAATACTATCTCACTTCAGCTAAGGAAACTTAGCATTTTTATTATTACTTTAAAGGTATATTATTATGGCATTTGTAAAATCAAACAAGACTCAGATTCAATTGCTGGTATCTTATTTGCGCGGCACTGGACGTACTATCACTTCACGCAAAGCTGACGCACTATTTGGTATTAAGAATCTTCGCGCACGCATGACTGAACTCCGTCAAGCAGGCTTTAAGGTTTATACATCTTTGAATCTTGAAGGTCGAACAAAATATTACGTATCTCGACGTAAAATGGGTCAAGCCTGATATAAATAATAATTCTCAGGGATGGGAAGCTAGGCTGGTACCCTAGTAAATCACTACCAAGAACCCACCTTAGGGCTGTTGTCGTCAACGGTAATTGGCGTCCGAGCAATTGAACTGCACCTCGTTAGTGTGCCCTGTATAAAGTAAGCAGGACCAATCGCATTGCCTTCGGGGATGCAACAACTTAAATACTCGCTTAATAGGAGAAAACTATGACAGACTTTAAAATTGGTAAAATTTCATTTGGTCCAGCATTCAAGGACTTCGATAGATATTTCGTAGGCTTTGAAGAACAACTTTCTCACATGCAAAAACTGCATGCTGATGTGACTAAAAACATTCCTGGATATCCTCCATACAATATCAAGAAGACTGGTGAAAATTCATACAGTATTGAACTTGCTGTTGCCGGATTCGCACAAAGCGAAATCGATATCGAAATTGACGATGGTAAACTTATCGTCAAAGGCAATGTAACATCAAAAGATGATGATAAGGAAGAAAATTATTTGTTCAAAGGCATTGCTAATCGTGGGTTTACTCGCGCATTCGCTATTGCTGATCAATTTGAAGTTAAAGACGCCGAGCTATTCAATGGTATGCTTAAGATCGTTTTGGATCGTTTAGTTCCAGAAGAAAAGAAGCCAAAGAAGGTGCCAGTGAAAGCTAAAGGCAATAAGCAATATTTGACAGAAGGTGAATTAAATGAATAACATTTTCAAATCACTTTCAAATATCGTGTCCTTTATTTTACGTGATAGAAGCCAGACTTTAGAGCAATACATTCTTGCAAATGATCCTCAGAATTCTTCACAAGTAGAACAACTGGAACGCGAATTCACTATGCGCAATTCACTAGGAAACTTAGTATAATTACCTAGTGAAGAATTAACACTAAGGGTGCCTAGCGCACCCATTTTTATTATAGGATATAAAATGAGCGAACTTAGAATTTTAAAATTGATTTCGGGCGAAGAAGTAGTTGGTGAGATTACAGCAGACACTTCTGATAGTGTAACGATCCAAAATCCATGCACTCTTGGAATTATGCAAACCCAAACAGGACAACCAAGACTGAACATGATGCCGATGTTACTTTTCTCAGAACAGAAAAAAGTACAACTGCAAAAGGCACACATCCTCTACACGGTTTCGGTTGCACAGGAGATTGAAAACAAGTATAATGAGATATACGGCTCAGGAATCGTCCTGCCAAAACCATCGGCAATCATTAGATAATGAAATTCTACACAAACTTTAGCAAGTATGGGAATACAATCCTCGTCCGAGGTTATGACAACGGACGTAGGTTTGCGGAGAGACTGGACTACAATCCTACTCTCTATTTGCCGTCGCGTGAACCGACCAAATTCACTACACTTGAAGGCACGTATGTTTCTCCTGTGATGCAGGGAACAATTAGTGATGCAATGGAGTTTGTTAAGATGTATGATGGCGTCGATAACTTCTCTATCTATGGATCAACCAACTTTCAATACGTATGCATCGATGAAGAGTATCCTGGTAAACTTGACTATGATCGATCATTGATTAAAATTGCAAACATCGACATTGAAGTTGGCTCTGAGAATGGATTTCCAGAGCCTGCTAGTGCTAGCGAAACAATCACTGCAATCACGTTTAAGGTTGACAACCACTATCACGTTTTTGGTTGTGAATTCTTTATGCATGAACGCAAAGATGTTACCTACTATGAATGCAACAATGAGAATGCATTGATCATGAAGTTTCTTGAGCTATGGGAAATCACTTCACCCGATATTGTCACTGGTTGGAATGTCCAGTTCTTTGATATTCCATACCTGGTTAATCGGATCATTCGAATTCTTGGCGAAGAGACTGCAAAGCGCCTGTCTCCTTGGAAGCGTATCAATAGCCGTAATACAACAATCATGAACCGTGAACAGGTTGCGTATGAGCTACTTGGCATTACAGTGCTTGACTATCTTGAACTGTACAAGAAATTTACTTACTCGCAGCAAGAAAGCTTTAGACTAGATCACATCGCATTCATTGAACTCGGTGAACGCAAGCTCGACTACTCTGAAGTAGAGAATCTGCACCAACTGTACAAGACGAACTTCCAAAAGTTTATCGAGTACAACATTCATGACGTTGAGCTTGTTGATAGAATTGACAATAAGATGCAATTAATTGATATGGCACTTGCACTTGCATATGACGCTAAGGTGAACTACGGTGACGTATTCACGCAGGTGCGGATGTGGGACACATTGATTCACAATGAACTGCTAGAACGTGGTATTGTTGTGCCGCAGAACGTTAGCACTCCAAAGAATGCGCAGTATGCTGGTGGTTATGTTAAAGATCCAATTGTTGGCAAGCATGAGTGGGTTGTGTCATTTGACTTAAACAGTCTGTATCCACACTTGATTATGCAATACAATATCTCGCCCGAAACGTTGGCAGCAAGCAAGCATATTTCTGTGTCAGTTGATAATTTGCTGAACAGCAAATATGACATTGAAGACGAATATTGCATGGCAGCAAACGGACACTTCTTTAAGCGTGATAAGCAAGGCTTCCTGCCCGCTATGATGGAACGCATGTACAATGATCGTTCACTATACAAAAAGAAAATGATTCAGTCTCAAAAAGACTATGAAGCTGCAACTACTGCCGAAGCAAAGCGCAAAGAGAGCTATCAGATTTCCAAATACAAGAATCTTCAGTTGGCTAAGAAGGTTCAATTGAACTCAGCTTATGGCGCATTGGGTAATGAGTACTTTCGATTCTTTGATATTCGTCAAGCAGAAGCTATCACATTGTCTGGTCAGTTGGCTATTCGTTGGATCGAAAAGGCTATGAATGGCTACATGAATAAGCTATTGAGCACTGATGGTGTCGATTACATCATTGCATCAGATACTGATTCGATCTATCTTCACCTTGGACCACTTGTGCAAAAGGTATACGGTGTTGATGGTAAAGTTTCTATGCCAAAAGAAAAGATTGTAGAGTTTATCGATAAGGTGTGTGAGCAGAAGCTTCAACCTTTCATTGATAAGTCATACCAAAATCTTGCCGATAACATGAATGCATTTGATCAAAAGATGCAGATGAAGCGTGAATCAATTGCAGACACTGGAATCTGGACTGCAAAGAAGCGATACATTCTGAATGTGTGGGATAATGAAGGTGTTCGCTATGCAAAGCCTAAGCTTAAGATGATGGGTATTGAAGCAGTAAAGTCATCTACGCCAGCATCATGCCGCGATAAGATTAAAGAAGCCCTTGAGTTGATCATGACTGGAACTGAAAAAGAGTTTCAAGCATTCAATGCTAAATTCAAAGATGAGTTTAAGAAGTTGCCATTTGAATCGGTTGCATTTCCTAGAGGCGTGAGTGAACTGACTAAATATAGTGATAGCGTGTCGCTATACGGCAAAGGCACTCCGATCCACGTTCGCGGTTCTCTAGTGTATAACAGCCTATTGAAAAAGCATAATCTAGAGAAGAAGTATCAGCCGATCAAAGATGGCGACAAAGTTAAATTTTGTTATATGAAAGTTCCAAACCCAACGCAAGAAAATGTTCTATCTGTAGTGAACATGTTGCCGAAAGAAATGCAGCTTGAGAAGTACATCGATTATGATCTGCAATTCGATAAGGCATACATTGATCCTATGAAAAGCATTGTGACTACCTTTGGATGGAATACGGAGTATAAATCAACCTTACTAGGATTTTTCTAACATGCCAAAAATACCACAAGAGTATCTATCAATTCGCTATGAAGAGGACTTTGGTTTTAGCGCAGTAGATGAAGTTGAGCTAAAACAAGTCACAGACACCAATACGCTAGAGACAAAGGTTATTCGTGAAACTGTGTCGTCATCAAGCGAAGCAGTAACACGCCTTGAACATAAGGTAGACTCTATTCTACAGCTATATGAAGACGGTAAACTAGGACTAGAAGCTGAACGGGCAGAGTTACTAGCAACAACTTCAGGCAAACTTAAAGAGTTAGAGCAAATCATAATGCCTTTGCTTATCAATCTAATGAAGACGCCAGATAAAGAATACATCTACTGGCCGAATCGTAAAGATAAAATTCAAGAGCAGGTTG